ATTCTTGCAAGAATTACTACGCGAAATGCAACTAGCCTACGCAAAAGCAACTGACCTTGCTGTTATAACTGGCTTACTTGGTGGAACTGACGCAACTGCTGTTGCTGGTTCTGCTGATGGTCTTCAGTCATTCATCTCGACTGAATCAGCTGCTGCTTACGCAGGTTCAGGCGGATTCGCTCGCAACTTAATTGCTAACACCACTAACTGGGCTGCAATTATGGGATACCAAGACGGCGCTGACCGTCCGCTTTACAATGCTGCTGCTCCAATGAATACTCCGGGCTTCACAGACGGAACTTCAATTGTTGGCAACGTACTAGGTACAAACCTTTACGTAGACCCACACTTTGGTGCAGGTGCAGACGAAGGAATGATTCTTGTCAATCCAGACGCTGCAACTTGGTACGAAAGCGCACAACGTCAAATTCAGGTTAACGTAATTGGCTCAGGTCAATTAGAAGTTTCTGTTTATGGCTACGGTGCATTCGCGCTAAAGAAGCCACTAGGCGTACGCGTATACCAACAGTCTTAACCCTTTAGGTTAAAACGAATGCTGGGGCAGTTGCTGCCCTGTGGCTGCCCCAGCACCTAACCAAGAAAGAATAGAATTATGGCACTTATTGACATTGAAGAACTAAAAGACGTTCTTGGCATTGGCGATATTTACGCGGACACAATTGTCCAAGAAGTAGCTGACGCTGCTGATAACGTGCTTACTTCTTACTTGACTAAAAATGACTGGGCAGTAATTGCACACAGTCGCACTGATTTAGTAAATACAATTTACACAAGCACAGTTCACGACTGCTACATAGGTCAAAGTGTTACCGTTGTAAACTGTGGTCCAAATTTTAATGGCACAAAAACTCTAACTGCCGTGACTGATTACTCAATGAGCTACACAGGCACTGGAGCAGATTATCCTAAACACAGAATTGTTCCTTCAGGAACTGTTAGCGCTACCCAATATGTTGATTTTTCAACTGTTCCAGAAATTAGACAAGCTGCGTTAGCAATAGCAGTAGACATTTGGGCGCAACGAATGGGAACTATGGGACAACAAGGCGTCGACTTCCAGCCTGCACCTTACCGCCTAAGTCGCGGAATGATAACAAGAATTTCAGGTTTAATCGCTCAATATAGGGACGTGAATTCTTTAATTGGCTAATTTTGCAACTCTACGAACTGACCTAGCCGAAGCCTTAGAAGCTGCTGGTCGGGTCGTTTACTCATTCCCACGCGAGCAGATAACTCCACCGGCATTGGTTTTAGTACCTTCTAGCCCGTATGTAGTGCCTGTGGGCATAGGTGGACTTAATAACCGCATTAACTTACGTTTCGACCTAACAGCTGTTGTCGGCGCTGCTGATAACCAAGCTGCCTTAGCCAATATCGAAACTTTAATGCTTGCAGTCTTTGACACACTTCCAGCTGGCGTATCAGTCGGAACGTGGTCACAGCCAGACATTGTTGAAGTGTCTGGACAACAAATGCTTACCAGCCAAATTACAATTGAACTGGTAACTACTAACAACTAGGAAAGGTCAGAAATGGCTACATACATTACTGGTCGGGATTTGACCTTGACCATAGACGGCGACAGCTACGACGCACAGGCTTCGACAGTGACGCTAACAGTAGAAAAAAACCAAGCAACACTAGAAGTTCTTTCTGGTCGCGCTTACAAGACAATTGACCAAATGGCAACTCTATCTGTGGAAATGTACGCAGACTGGGGCGCAGCTGGTTCAGTATGTGACCAACTATGGGATAAAGCACTTGCCAACCCAGACACACCAATCGCATTCTCATTCGACGCAAATGGTTCAACCTTTACTGGCAACGTATTTGCTAACTACCCAGCTACAGGTGGCGGCGCTGTTGACGTGCTTACCACCACAGTTGAGTTAGTTGTTGAAGACGGAAGCGTTGCACGCGCTTAACTACTAATAGAACAGGGCACCCCCTTATGAAAACAAAACTAAATATAAAGACAATTGAAGGCGAAGAAATTGAAGTTATGGCATTAGTGCCAGACTTTATTGCTTGGGAACGTCATAGCAAACGTCGCATTAGCGACTTAGCAAATGGCATAGCCATAGAAGATATGGCGTTTCTAGCACACTCCGCCTTGAAGCGTCAGGGAACACAGAAACCATTCGACGGCTGGATTCAAACCATAGCCGAAATAGATATGGTCGACGAAGACCCAAAAGCCACGAAGTAGGCTCACTACAAAGGCTTATTCTCGAAGTGGCGGTGGCAACACAAATTGCCCCGCCATTTTGGGAAGCAAGTACAGCTGAAGACCTACTTACCGTTTTAGAGATATTAGAGAGGAGAAAAGGTGGCTGAAAGAGAAACAATCAGAATTGCACCAGACTCTTCTCAACTCAAAGGCGTTTACAAAGCTTTTAAGACTCTAAGCGACGAAGCTAATAAACAGCTTAAAGATGACGTAGCTGAAATAAGCAAATGGACAGCTGGCGAAATTAAAGCTGCTGCTGCTATGGCTCCTTATATGCCTAAACAGGCTATGAGAGTAGCTGAAACAGTTAAATTTAATCGTGACCGCGTGCCAAATGTAACTATTGGTGGAAGCAAGAAGAACTTCAGCGGTGGGGCTAAAGCTGGTCAGGTTCTATTCGGTTCAGAATTTGGCGCCGAGCCTTACTTGGCGCGTCGAGTAAATGGCTCTAATCGTGGAGCAAATACTTTTGGCAAGTATGGCGGAAAGCGCTTCCCACCAAGAAGCCCAGATTTTAAGAATGGCAGCGAAGGCTACTGGATTTATCCAACTTTACGCAGGGAACAAAGAACAATTACTGCCCGTTGGACAGCTGCTGTTGAGCGAGTATTAGGGAAGTGGAGTAAGTAATGTCTAATATTCGTACGTTAAAAATGAACTTATTGGCTGATGTTGATAATTTCACAAAAGGCTTGAATTCAGCAGATAATGACCTAAATAGTTTTTCTACCAAAATAGTTGACTTCTCAAAGAAAGCTGCTCTTGCTTTCGGCGCTGTGATTACAGCTGCTACTTATATGGCAGTTCGCGTCGCTAAAGAAGGTATGGATATGGCTGCCAATTTGGCAGAAACAATGTCCAAAACTGGAGAAGTATTCAAAGCTGATACTAAGAACATAGTCGATTGGTCAAAAACCGCTGGGCGTTCTTTCGGTTTAACACAGCAGTCTGCACTTGACTCGGCTGCTACTTTTGCCCTTTACGCTAAAAGTGCTGGTTTATCTGCTAAAGAAACCGTTAACTTCTCTAAGCGAATGGTTGGCTTATCGGCTGACTTGGCTTCCTTCTACAACACAAACGTAGAAGACGCAGCTTACGCAATTGGGGCTGCATTTAGAGGTGAATCTGAACCGCTTCGTAAATACAACATTCTTCTAGACCAAGCAACAATTAAAGCTGCTGCAACTCGTGGTTCACTTGAACTTGCTGGTAAAGAAACAATGGCGACAGGCAAAATTGTCGGCGCTTATACTTCTATTCTTGAACAATCAACTGTGGCACAAGGTGACTTTGCCAGAACTTCAGACGGGCTTGCTAACCAGCAACGTATTCTTGCAGCTGAAGTAGGAGTTACTAAAGTTGCTTTTGGTGAGATGTTCTTGCCAGTTGCAAAAACAGTTGTCACATTCTTTAACGACAATATGCTGCCAGCAATTCAAGATGTTATTTCTGGATTTAAGGGCGAAAATGGAATGGTTCCAGCTATTCGTGACGCTCGAAAATTGCTTGACGGTGTTAAAGAAAGTGATTACGAAACTTCTTATTACAACATTGGCGAAGCTCTTAGAGAAGTTGCAGATTCTTTTAGCAAAATCGGCGAAGCTCTTAACTCTAAGGATATGGAAGACGGTCAAACAAACCTTGAAAAGATAGCCAATTCTATGTCTTCAATTGCTAACGCTTTAGAAAAAATTAGTAGTTTTGGCGACGGGAAGATAAGCAAACTTTTAGACGGTATTCGTTTTCTTGACCAAGCGACTGAATGGGCAATTCGTGGTGGGGTAACTCCCAAGCCTTCATTGGGTCGAGCTATGGGCGGAAGTGTTTCAGCAGGTCAGGCGTACAATGTTGGCGAACTAGGTAAAGAGATATTCGTTCCAAGTAGTAACGGCACAATTATTCCTAATAATGGTATTGGCGGCGGAAGTACAGTAATTAACCTAAACGGAATTATTGACGCTGAAAGCGCTCGCCGTTCAATCGAGAAGCTACTGCAAAACTCTGCTAGGCGAACTGGAGCGATTAACCTAGTCGGGGCTACTCTGTGACAACTTATACGCCTTACCCAAAAGTTATCTTTGCTGGGGCTGTTGAGTACACAGACAACACAATTAGCAATATCTCGATAACCACAGGTCGCCGCGATATCTACGAACAGGGACAAGTTGGATTCGCTAGCGTTGAACTATGGACAGACGCAGACACAGCTCTTAATGTCAATCTTTCAGACAGCGTTTCAATCCAGATACAAGACAGTACAGGCACTTACAAAACAATTTACACTGGTACTATCTCCGACCTTGAAATCACTTTAGACGGTTACGGTGAAGTTGGTTCTATTGCCCGTTATCGGGTAACTGCTGTAGGAGTATTGGCGCAACTTAATAAGCGTATTACTGGGTCGCTTGGATTTGCTAAAGAATTTGACGGTACAAGAATTCTGAACATTCTTTCGGACGCATTCCTTCAAGACTGGTCTGAAGTAGCGCCTACTTTACAATGGCAACAAGTAAACGCTTTAGCAACTTGGGAGAACTGGGACGCTACAAGCGCGGCTCTTCTTGATTCGCTAGCTGCTCAAATTGACGTACCGGGCGACTATGAATTAATTGCATATTCTGACG